TTCGTGAACCTCTTCTAATGGTTCTGGCCCACTTGATACACCACCAAAGCCTTTAATTGGTTCTCCTGCTAATCTGATTTTACTATAATCAAATTCAACTGGTGATTGCCCATGAAAATAACTCTCTAATAATAATCTTAGAGATTCAACCCAACCCTCACGAGTATCAGGTATTTCATATACTTGTGAATCTCTTTTAGAATCAACACCTTTAACAATTATTTCCCCCGCTCCTTTAGTGTCAAATCCTACTCCAACTCCTAACATACTTGCATCCATTAAGAAACAAAATGGTTTAGAATAATCATCTTTAATGGTTTTCGTTGATACAAACGCACAATTATTTAGTGCTGCATATAATCCTTTTTCTTCTGTGATTGCAGTTCCCATAGCCCATAAACCACGACCTGGTGGTAAAAACTTCATATTGAAAATTCTATCATACATTTCTTGAGCACTCTTTTGTGCTTGCCATGGATTCCAACCTAATTGATGTGATTCAATCCAATTCATTTGCATAGAGTAAGTTCCCTCTACAACTCTTTGTACGGTTTCCCACCATCTTTCATTTTTACCATTCTCTTTGATACGAGAATAGGTTCTCATATAAACTAACTCACCTAAACCATTAAAACCGAATGGTGCCTTTTTTCTTTTGTATTTACTTACAAAATTTTCTGATAACTTAAACTTATGTTCTCCCACTGTAACAAACTCCTTATTTGTAAACTATTTTATTAATCTTCTCGTATTATATGTATGATATATATGGCGGAATATTCCCGAATATATACAATTTCTTAGAAGTTTAAAAAGATTTTCTTAGAAGTTTTATTCAAACCCCTCACCATCAAAATCTTTCTTCTTCTGTGCTAATGTTTTCCTAATATACTCATCAGCGTTATTCATTTTACCTTGTACTTCTTTACCACCTTGTGTGTTGGTTTCATATATTTGTATGTAACCTGTATTGGTGTTAATGGTTGCTGGAAAGGTTATTCCATCTGGCCCAAATCTATTTTTAATAACATGAAAACGACCTGTATTAGCAATCTTATCTTCTACTTTTCTACTCATACTCATAACAAAATCTGCTGTCATCACTTTACTATAATCTTCCGAAACCTTTTCAGCACCAATCACATCCTCTTCTAATGATGAACGATTTGCTTGAGATGCAGTCCATAATGGAATATCAAATTCACCTGCCATACCTCTCAACTCCTCATACACATGACCTATTTGATGTCTTTTTTCTGTAAAGTGTTGTGTTGATTTCATAATATCTGCATAATCCACAATCACCATATCTGGTTTCATACCTTGTAACTCACATTGTTGTAAATGAGCAGTTAATGTATTTACACTTGCGGTTCTTGTTGGATAGTATTTAATAATTAAATTACCTTTTAATTTATTTATCTTACTTAAAACTTCTTCTTTATAATATTGTAGATTACCTGTTGGTTGTCCACTTACAATTGTATCATATCTTAATCCTACATATTGAGCATTTAACTCTAATGTATAATGTATTACTGTCAATCCTTTTTTAACTGCATGAGCACCTAACGCCTGTAGAGTCCATGATTTACCAATACCAGCAGGAGCAACTATAACACCAAGTTCACCACCAGCTAATCCACCATCCATCAAATCATTAACACTATCCCATTGTGTTGGCATTGTGTTTCTTGTTTGTTGTGTCATTCGTTCTTCAAAACCTGTAATATACTCGTGTCCGATATCTCTTTCCATACCAGCAGTCATAGCTTTATCAATGATTGTTTTTATCTCATCGTACTTTTGTGTTTCTAATAACTCAACTGATTCCATAATAGCATTCTTTACAACTTGATTCTTACAAAACTCAAGAGATTTTTCTTGTACAAATTCTAAATCATTACTCTCACGATATTGCCAAGCGTTTCTTAATGAATCTACAATTGATGTTTTCAATACATCGTTATCTACATCATCAATTAAAACCTTAATGGCTTCCATTGTAGGATTAGTTTTATATCTACCGAAGTAATCTTTGATTGATTTAATTAAGAATTTGTTACTATCTGAATCAAAATAACTCACTTCTAAAATATCAATAATCTGTTTAATATATTTAGAATCCACCAAAAGTGATGTGATTATTTTACTTTGAAAACCAGTACCATATTTTACTAATGATTCACTCATATATATAATTATAACTTTCTTTGTTTAGAATTCAATTTATTTTCTCCAAATCCAAATTGGTTCACCGAAGGCCACATCTTGTGTTTTTTCTGTTTGTTCTTTTAGTTTATCATCAAAATATTCACTCTTTGCATTACCAGCACCACCACTATTGAATCGTTTGGTCATTTCCATTCCTATACAACCATCATATTTTAATCCTTTTGATTTCAGAAAATCATTCATTGGATTACAGATTTCATAATAATTCTTTTTACTTGGATTATATACATCTGCAATATTGATTGCTAATATACCATCTTTCTTTAATGTGGGAATTAACTTCTCAAGTGTTTTATGTAAAAAGTTTTTATTCCAACTATCAATATCTTTATATCGTATGTAACTTTGTGTATCTTCATCTGAATATTTCTCTACATTGAAATAAGGTGGTGAAGTAAAGATTGTATCAAAGTGATTTTCATACTTAGTATAATCCACATCTTCTGCAGGTGAACAAATCAAATCCACTTTCTTTTCATTCTCAAATATTGTTCTATGTTTTTCATAAAACTCAACTTGTTTTTTATAATTTGGATGGTTCAAAGTATTAGGGTCTATACCAACATAATGTTCTGTAGTTTCACCACAATAAAATCCTGCTAACCTATCACCCCAACCAGCACTAAAATCAAGTACATTAACACTTTGATGATAATCATAGAATGCTTTAGCAATACTTGGTTTGAATTGAGATGCTACATATTTTCTTAATGTAGTGGCCATTCTGATTGATTGTTCATCAACCTTTGTTAATACTTGTTCTAATGTATAAAAAGCCCTAACAATTGTTTTGATACCATCTATAGTTTGCCATGTTCTCCAACCACTTGGTGTTCTCGTCCAATCAACTTTCCATCTTGTTTCTATGTGAAATGGATTCGAAGCATTATTACCATTATTATCTCGTTTGAAATACATTTCAGATAAATCATACTTCGACTCCGTTTCATTTCGTGGGAACCAACCACTCTTTACTAATAATTCTGGCCACCTAATACCTTTTAACTTATTCAAACTATCAAGTGTTTGTCGCTCCGATATAACTGGTATTGGTGGCCTATATGTGTGTAATACTTTTGATAACTCTTCAATAACATCTTCTTTTTCATAAGTTTCCATAATGGATTGCCATTCTTTTTCATCGATAAAAATATATGGTTCCATATTATAAAACTTTTTGAAGTGTTCTTGTATTGTCATCCTAAATTTCCATACATATCTTGTACTTTCTTATCATAAAATTCTTTTCTTTTCTTATCACGATATTTTTGTCGAGCTTTTGCTTTTATTTCTTCTGCATTTCTTTTGTAATGTTCCATTTGCCACTTTCTTTGAGCTTCTCTCTTCTCTTTTGAGGTATGATATTTTCTCTTTCTACCCATGAGTTTTCTCCGCCATCTGATTCAATCTATTGAATGTTGAATGTAACCAACTTTCAAGATTAGGTAGTGCAGTGTATAATTTATCTTCTAAAAACATTCTTTGGAATTTATGTTTAACCATTCTCTGAATTGGTTGTTCAATTATTCCTTGTATTTTTTGTTTACTATTACCAGAAATAATTGGTTCTTCCAAATCCATAAGTTTTTTATTCAAAAACAATTGGTCTTTATTATTAACAATAGTTTCACATATTTTATATTTCTTCTTATTTGCATCTGAACTTTTCATAATATCATCAATTGTAAACTGATGTGGTGATTCAAGATAAGGAAATACTTTTAATAATGTTTTTAACCCAGCACCTTTGATACCTGGTATTCCATCTGATTTATCTCCATCCATAACTCTATATAGTAAAAAGTTTTTAGCATCTATTCCATACTCATTTTTAATTCGTTCTTCATCATACATTAATTTCTTTGTTGGTGAATATACACGAATCCTATCATTTACTAATTGTAAGAAATCTTTATCAGTAGACATAATGGTACATTTATCTTTAAATAAGTGTTTACTACTATACCCTATAACATCATCAGCTTCTATACTTTCAATGTTCATAAGTGTAAGTGGTAAACACTCAAGATATTCTATTACTCGATTCAATTGTCGAATCATCATCTTGTGTTCATCTTCTCTTGTAAGTGAAACATCTAAATGACGATTCAACCTAACTGACATTTTTCTTCCTGCTTTATATTCAGGAAAGATTTTTCTTCGGCGGTTAGACCCACCTTTACCATCAAATACAATGATAGTTCGAGTAGGTCTAACCATATTAATAGTATAACCAATTGACCTTAAAAAACCTACTATTCCACCAATGTGAATTCCATCCTCATTAGTAGTAGGTATCGCAGAAAACACTCTAATAAAAGTGTTTAACCCGTCTATCAATAAAACCGAGTCGTTTGGTTTACCACTATCAACTTTTCCGCCAGATTTTTTAATCTCTTCAAGTATCGATAAGTGTTTTTTATTAATCACCGATAACCTCATCTGTGAACTCTACATCATCAATACCAAGTTTTTCTTTGTATTTCAATATAACCTTATCACAAATGATTTTGTAAACATATTCTCTTAATTCATCGTTTTCGGTAATTAAGTCTTCCCAATCTTTTGATTGGAACTTATGTTCTTGTCCACTCTCATCAACTAATGTATACCAAGCACCACCAGATTTAACTAACTTGTGTTCTTTCAACACAGTCAACCATGCACCATAGTTATCAATACCTCTATCGAAGTACATATCATAATCTGCATGTCGTAAAGGTGGTCCTAAACGATTCTTAACAATTTGTGCTCTACATTTCATGCCTAATACATTTTTACCTGTATCTTTAATCTGACCCATATTCTTTAAACGAATACGAGTAGAAGCGTGGAAAGGTAAAGCTTTACCACCTGAAGTAGTCCAGGGGTCTCCAAACATTACTCCAAGTTTTTGTCTTAATTGATTTGTGAATACTAAAGCAACTTTTTGTTTACCAATCATTTGAGTAATCTTTCTCATTGCCTTACTGATAACGATAGCTTTAGCTGTTGCCCAACCATCTTTATCAAAATCAGCTTCCATCTCTACTTTAGTGGATGCAGCTGCCAATGAATCAACCAAGATAGTTACTAATCTATCTTTATCCGATTCTCTTACTTTAGTAACAATCTCATCAATTGCCTCAAAGATATCCTCTACAGTCTCAAGATGTAAGTATAACATTTTACTCATATCTAATCCAATCACTTCCATAAACTCTTGTGATACTGATGTTTCTGTATCAATGTAAACTGCAACTCCACCCTTTTTCTGTGTTTCTGCAAGTACATGAGCACCAAGTAGAGATTTACCACTTGATTCTAATCCGTTGATTTCTGTGATTCTACCAACTGCAATACCACCATCTGGTCTATTTGATATAGCCAAATCCAACATCGAACTACCTGTTGATATAAAATCTTTAATATCAGTAGGTGTTGTATCTGTACCATCAAGGAAGTATGCTACCTTAGTATCTTTGAACTTTTTATTTAAACTATCGGCCAGTGTTGAGGCCAATACATCATTAACTGATGCCATCCTAATCTCCTTAAGTTAATAATGGGAGCCAATATATGACTCCCATATATTGTTATAATTTACGAATTAAATAATTCATCAAAAGCATCTGCTGAATTACTTACTGTCTTTGAATTTGAAATTTCTGAAGCAGAAACTTTTTCTTGTTCCTCTTCATCAGATGAATCATCACTTGGATTCAACCATTCATTCAATACATCAGTAAGGTCATCATAAGATAACTCTTGATAGATTTCCTTAATATCTTGTTGTGTTTTTACTACTTCAAGAACTTCAGGTTCATCTGAAATTGGTGTTTGATTAGGTTTAACTCTGATTTTTGTTGTTGGATAACTTGCTCCAGTCTCCTCTGCTGAGATGAACTCAACAACAACATCACGACCATTTACAGGGTCGGTGATATCGCCATAATCAGGGTCTGCGATAATAGAAAGAAGTTCTTGATAAACTGTCTTTCCAAATCCCCAAAACTTCACTCCTTGTTTCTCTTCACCTCTTACAATGACTGGTGCAAAAGTTCTCATTTTAGCTTCAAGTTTTCTTGATAACTGATAATCTTCTTTACTACCTGAACCTTTTAGTTTTTGAGCAAACTCTTCAATAGGGTCTGGTCTACCAAAAGAAATAGGTGAAAGATAAGAACGATTGTTCAGATTGTAATGAAAGAATAATTCAATAAAAGGATTATCTTTATTGAAAGCGTAAGGAACGATTCTGATTTGAGTTTTACCTGGTTGTGGCTTCCAAAGGCTGGAAGTACGATTGTTTGTGGTTTGTAACTGATTTAATCGTTTTTTAATTGCATTTAAATCCATTATTTATCTCCTATTAGTTTATGTTTATTGTTTATTTATTAATGGTATCATTTATCGATACAATAATAAGTATAACCGTGTTTTGCTTTATTACAAAATATTTTCATTTTTTTAAAAAAAAATGGCCATCATTGTTTTTTAAGTTTGTAGTATAGTGGAAACTAAAAATCGTGTGGCCATTTTTTATATTATCTAAAATTGGAAATCTTGGGGATGTGAGATTTGCGAGTACTCACAACTTAAAGCTCAGATTTTTTATACCTTGTACCTAATACCCATCAGTTACGATGATTCTTCTCAAGATGGTTAATCTCATTGAAGTGAGTACAACCTCTGTATTATTGCTTTATCTCTCTGAGTTTAGATTAATTCAGCCATAAAGTGGGATTTCAGTATTACCCTTACCCACAACAAGGTCAACAGAATCGCTTATCTGTTTTTATTCTTCAAGTACATTAGATTATTGATGTCTCAACTACTCTACCATTCGGCTTTGTAGGTTCACCACGAACTAATCTCAGATTGCTTTATGGGCTTCCGAAGTCTACCCATTATTCAGCCAATCCCATACAGAGTTAATTACTCTCTGTACTTTCCGATTTCTCAATTGTCAAAAAACTTTGTATCTCAATCC